TTCCGAAAGCCTGTTGAAAGTCTCAGTGTCATGACTTACACCTCCAAAAAAGTTAAATACTGCATGTTTGCTTTGTTTAATACTGCATGACCAGAAGAGGCCAACGGTATATCTATTCTATCGTCTAAAAGTCTTACGATACTTCCACCCTCAAGCCCTAAGCAAAATCCTGAATTTTGGGCTACAAAAAGAATTGCTTCTCCTTGAGCTCCCTCAATAACTTGTTCTGCTGGCATATGAACTACTGTTCTACCAGGTACTGCAGGATGAGGGAGAGCAAAAGAAAACTCAAACTCATTAGGTGTCGGACCACTTACAAAATAAACCCCTTTGTCACTTGAAACATAAAACCCACGACTTAATGCTGCTGTCATAAGGATTGAGCTTCCAGGAACAGGGATAAAATTCCTTGTGGGATCAAAAAGCCCATAGTTAAAAGGCTCAGAGTAAATAAGAAAGTTTTGTATGGCATAGTATATGCGGCTTCTATAATGAAATAGATGGCTTCCAGGGGAAGGACCAATAAAAGTTCTATCTGTTGTAGGCCCTGTATATGTCCCTTTAACCCAAGCTTCCCAGTTTACTCTGCTCTTAAGTACTCCAGTCTCATAGCCATTACTGAAATATACATCTTGGCCTACCTCAGTGAAATAACCTGTGGCATCTACTGTTAGCCCTGTAGTAAGTACACTTACAGTCCCATCCTCAAATAACTGATAAAGCGTACTCCCAGAAATAACGTAGGCTACACTCTCATCTCTCGTTGACCAAAGAGAATGAGGACTAGCTAGCTCAGAGATCGATCGTAGACCTTTTCTTCTGGATATACGCCCTGTAGGGTCTATGTCAATATTCACTGCTTCTGCAAGGAACTGAACACCTGTTTCCGGATTATACTGCAAACGTACAGGATCAACTTTTGTGTTGAGTCCCAGGCAAGCTCTAAGAAAAGGTTGCATTTGCATGGCTAAATCCAGTCAGACCCACGTATAGGTTCTGGTCGTGATCTTCCTGCCCTGAAGTACTCGTCTAAGTCTTCTAAGGCTTTTTGAAATCTTGACATATGAAACTGTGTATTTACTTGAGCTCCATCAACCCCATCTTCAATCATACTAAAAATCTCACCTGCCACATAAGATACAAGTAGCCGATATTGAAGATGACTTGGTATATATGAAGGTGTATCAGTGCCTTCGACCAAGAGAGTGGGCTTTTTATAGTACTTACAGAGCAAAGTTTCTGCAGCTATTGGGTAATAAACTAGCTTACTAGCATGCTCTGTAACCGCCTCTATGGGGCCTTCACGTGCTTCAGCCCTGAACTTTGGGTACTCTCTTGCAAATAAAGCTTCTGAAGAGTAAACTTCAAGCTCTTTTTCATTTGTCAAAGACTCAGCATAATATAGATTCCTGTCATAATTCCATGAGCTAGGAATATCTATTTCAGTTGCTGTAGCAAGAGTATCAATTTCTGCTGACTCTTCAAGTAATGGAAGAAGCACATTTGCTGCAACAACCTCAATGCCTTCATTTATATATGAATTAATTGCAGCTAAAATATCTGGTGAGTCATCTTGAATTATAAGCCTCACTCTTGAATTTAACTCATTTAATGTAGGCATATTAGCTCACAAGTTTAAAAGTTCTTGGGTACTCTGTAACCATCTTTTGTGCATACTCAGGAAAAACTTTTACAGGGCCATTAGAAAAGTCATAAGCATCAAATTTAAAGTCTTTTTTCCTACCTATATACTTTACTAATACACCTTCTGGTGCTTGTTCAACAAGCTCTGTTTGTGGAATATTTCGTTTATCTGCGCTTAATGATTTTTCAAACTTACTTTGTATATCAAACCGGTAAGCCAAGTAATCCTTTATTGCTTCTGACATCCCATTAGTACCTATATTCAGGTACTTATGTTCCTGCTTTACTATCACACGTTCCTGAGAATTTATGTAAAGCCGATCATCAACAAAGTCAGGGTGCTGTTCACCAAAAAGATTATAGTATAAAAACTCAGGATTTAAAATACCATTAAATATTGGCCACTGCTCGTCAATCCGCTTCAGCTCATCTGACTCATAATACCTTGGTGCATGAGTTGCATAGTCATATACCTCATGATCCAAGTCCATAAGCTCCAGTATTTCTACTGTAGTTTGTGTATGTAATGGCCATACTGCAGGGTTTTTAGGTACTATTTTCTGCTGTTTCAAGTCCTCAAGAGTTACAGGCTTAAGGAAGAACATATCATCACTCATCCAGACGAAGTCTTCCAAAAGGTCTGCAATAACTTTAAGCTTATTACCTGTATCTTCGTAGGGGTTAATAAGTCTTTCAGTCTCAATATACTTAACGTTGTCTATCCAAGAAGGCAAGTAATCACCAACGATATACACTTCAAAGTCCTCTTGGCAATACTTTTCTAAGGACCTGAGTGAATACCTCAGTTCTTCCCAGTCAGAAATTATTAGTGGATAAACAAAGTTAATCATACTAAGCCCTTAAGACTAGCCCCGAAGGGCTAGTCTTAATTTAGGGGGTCTAGGTCAAGGGATTCGGGGTGTAAGAATCCAGGGCGATACAACCAAAGTTTTTGCTGTTGAACATGGTACGTTTGATACCAAAGATGGTACCAGCCGTAATGGCCAGAGCATTGCCACGGTCATCACGCTCTTCATTCCAAGAATACCTAGTTGGTCCACTGTCCTGACCATAGGCGATCAAGCCGGCCTGGGCACCAAGGAACAATGCACGAGCAGCTGCCAGACTCGGGTTACCAGAGCCAGAAGTCGTCCCGTAGTCGTTGAACCGGATCACGTTACGGTGCTTATGCAGAATAACGTCTGCATACTCACCAAGACTGTTTTTATACAGCCGGGATTTTTCACCCATAGCGTGGGTAGAAGCCTTTGTGATATCTAGCCAGTCATTGGCGGTGGTAGAAGTCCGCAGCTGGAATGCCTGGAAGGTATGCATCAACAGAACGAACTTTTTACTGCCATCAATCATGAAGGGCTGGAGCATCGGGTCAACAGTTTCAGCGTGAGCAACCAGCTTCTCAATATCAATCAGCTTGATTACATCGTTGCTGTCCATGTCAACCTTACTGGTTGCATCACCAGCATACATAAGGTGCTCAGAGTTGGGCACAGTCAGCGTGTTGTTCGCACGGCCTGTCCAGTTAGTGGGATTGTGAAAAGAGGTATCAACACCACGTGCACCAGCAAGGTAACACATGATCTGCTCATCCATTTCTTCAGCCCACCAAGTGGCCAATGCATCCCGGCCTTCCTTACGCATATTGTAAGGAACCCTCTGCTCAGACATTTTACCTTTGGACTTGGTTGATTTTCTGAGCTGGTCAATGTAGAGGGCATCAGAGTAGAAGCTCAGTGCTTCTTCAGCTGTCGCATCACCCTCAATGATTGCATCACCTTCTTTACCAGCTTCAGACAATTTCATCCGAAGACCAACAGTGATTTTTTCACCAGCTGCTTTATTAAGCTCCGTTTTCAGCGTGATGAGGTCGTCTTTGGTACTGCCAATGAACTTGGAAAAATAGGACTTTTTTGCAGCTTCGATGGCCAAAGAAGTCGACCACCGCTGTACAGCTAACGCATGTCCTAATGCAAATTCAGTCATTGCCATTGTTTAGTTCTCCTTCTATTTACTCTCCAGTAAGATAAGCCTCTTGTTCTTGTGCAGAAAGCTTAGCAAATTCAGCTTCAGAGAGTACTCTGTCGAATTTCCTTGGTTTTTCTGTTTCAGAAGTAGGAATATCCGCAAGAGACTTAAAGTCTTTACCTGGAGATGATTTAAGTTTCTGTAGTACTTCTGCCTCGATTGTTTTTCGAAGTTCAGTTTCCATTTTTGTTTTATCAGGGCTATTAAGTTTTTCCTGAAGCCCTGCAATAAAACCAAGCACTTCAGCAGCTTGCTTGCCCAAATAAGTGGGCTTTGATTCCCCCGGAAGAATAACTTTTGTTTCAGGATTTGTAAGGAAAAATAAGTTTTCCGAAAAACCCATAGACTCCGCAAATTCCACAAGCTTTTCTTGTGTATCTGAATCATCGTCAAAAATACCTGGAACTGTTTTTTCCATCAAGTCTGCTGTTTCTTTAAAAACCTGTTGTGCTTGAGCTGTTTCATACTGCTGGAGCTGAGCTTCTTTTTCCTTGGCTGCTTGTTTTTCCTTATACTCTTGAAGCTCTACTGTATAAGCTAATGCTTCACGAGGATCATCTTCATACAGCTCAAGGAGTTCTTCCTTTGAAAGAACTTTGAACTCTTCCTCAGGCTCTGCTTTCTCAGCTGGTCCTTTTGCAACGGCTTCAATCTTTTCTTCAAGGGCTTTAATTTGGTCCTTAAGATACCGATTTTCTTGCCTTACTTCCTGAATAGCCTTTGTGGGAACGAAGCCCTTAGGTGGTTTTTTAGAGTCTTCCGGAGGAGGAGTCTCCGATTCTTCTTCTTCTTCCTCTGACTCGTCTTCATCACCTTCTTTGGGAGTTTCATCTTCTTCCTCAGCCTCTGTTTCATCTTCAGCTTCAGCTTCTGTTTCTTCCTCCTCGATTCCACGAAGATCATCTTCAGAAATTGCTTCCAGACCATGCTCAGTAAGCCAAGCATCTGGGTTAGGTTCTGTTGCTGTAGGGGTGGGTTGGTCTAACACATCTACAGCTTGATCAACTTCTGCTTTTACAACACTTTCTTCTCCTGACATACTGCCTCCTTTAACGTCTCGATGGACGAAATATTTTACACCTCATGGGTGAGTTTAAATCCCTGATCCAGGCGCTTTAGGAAATACTTTATCAAAGTTTTGTCTATACTTCCTATCTGCCTGGACATCTTTATCCCGGTTCCAACAACGAAAGTTTCTTCCTGCTGGTAACTCACGATGTGATCTGAAATACTTTTCTGCTTTCCTCTCAAAATTAGCTTCCTGTTGTGGTGTCATCATCCCCTCCAAATAATTTAGACACTAGCTCTTGTGATTTATAAAACCCTTCTTGCTCAACTTTACGTTGATTTGCTTGAGCTTCCAAAAGTTTTGCTTCACCCTCAGCCTTAAGTTTCTCAATTGTAGCTTCATCCTTACGGCGCTCAATTTCTCCCTTCATATCTTCTGCTGCAGCGAGCCTTTGTTGTTCAGCTTCTTGCTGGAGTTTAGCTTCTTGCAGCTTTTGCCGACGCTGATCTGCCGTAAGGTCTGCTTCTTCTTCAGGCATTCCTGTTGCAACGCGTATTTTGTCCAGAATGCGCTCTTTTTCAGGAATATCTGAAATTTCAAATGCCACATTAAGAAGTGGTGCAACAGCTTCTGGAGGAGCTTTATTAATTGCAGAGAAAAGTAGATCAAGGTTTTTATCACGCATAGTGTCAGAAATTTCTTTAGTAGTAACCACAAGGTCAAATCGAGCTTGTGTAATGTCATTCTCTATCTCAATAGTCCCCGCCTCAGTCTGGATACGCTTATTAATCTCAACGAACTTCTCAACACCAGATAAACGATCAATAACCCTTAAGACTTTCTCCTCAGTCCAGGAACTTTGAATTAAAGACAAAATCTTCTCGCCCAGAAGTTTTTGTGAACGAAAAGCGTTCTCCATTAGTGACAAAGTTACAGTCGCGCTAAATTGCCGTTTCTTTTCCAAAGAAACACCAGACTGAGGCGGAGTATTGTATCCGAGAGCCTCGTCATTTGCACCGACGATCTCTTGGATTTCTTGCTCAGATTGCCGCATCATATCAACTTGAGGTGCCGCTAGCTCTGACAGCTCTTGAATATGTATGCGGTCCATTTTATTTTTCTTCATCACAATAAAGCCATCAAGACGATTAGCTTCTTTGTGTGCAGTATTAAGGTCTTCTGCAGCTCCTTCTTCTGTAGTTACTCTACGACTGTTCATAAGTGCTAATGCCATAGAACGCCGTTTATTAACTTCCATATTTTGTTCTTTAATCTGTCGGGGAATCCCATACGGAAAGTTAAAACGATCTAAGTAACCTACAAAAGAAGTATGAGGATACTCTGAATGTGGGAAAGGGGATGGTACATCTTGTAAAAGCAACCTACCCAAAAAGGTGGCCACATGCATTTTCTTAATGTGGGCTTTTACAACCTCTCGAGCAGCTTGAACTATTTGATACTGCTCATTAATGGGATGTGAGTCAAGCTCTAGGGCCCGCCCATCTGGCATAAGGCCAAACCATACAGGCTCAACCGTAGTATACCACATCTCTATTGGGCGTACCCGTTTTCGCTCAGTATTGACCCAGTCACCAGCTGATAAAAGTTTTTTGTAATTCTCAACAAGCATCCCTACATCATCTATATCTCCACCAGGAAGATAGCTTTCAGCTGCAGGCCCTTCTGCTATTTCTCTACAGACATCATCTATATCTTTAGCTTTATCCGGAAAGAACATTTTAAGATTCTCAACATCTTTCCATTCTGCCGTAAAGACATATCTGCAATTGTTAATATTGAACCATGGATCAGCATAAGGATCCCAAAAAATAGCATACCATGGAATATGTCTAAGAGAAATGTTTTCTTTGCGAGGATCAGAATTAAATCCTGTATAAACACAGCCGAGACCAGTAATAAGGGAATGATGAAATGCCTCGCGTTGTATAGACGTTCCACCATTCTGGTCAATGACCAATTGAATACCTTCTGAAGCTACTTGAGCAAGCTCATTGTCATGCTTCGTCCGGCCTTTTGCAATTATATCTTTTTGATTCCGAATATAATTACCATAGATAAGATTTAGTACAGGAAAAATACGATTGATTGTGAGAGGGTTTATACCTTTGTCAATAAGCTTATTTGCATCTTCTTGGGTCCACTGAATACCATCCCTAAACTCATAGTCCTCCCATGAGTCTTTATGCCATGGCATATGCATCTGAATCGCTTCATACGCCCAGGCCAGAAAGGTATCAATTGTAGGTTTCTTTCCTATCGTGCCCATCGAGATCTCTCTTTTGGCCGTTTGAAAGGCTTTGTCTCTGCGACATCGCCCCTAATGTACATCATTAAGTACTGTAGAGCATCATGAGGATGAGAATACTGATTTTTGTCTGGTACACTTTTAAACCTCTCATCACCAATCACTTGAATCCTTCTAAAGCAGTATCCGCCATTAAACCCTTTTCTTAATACCTTACATGAAGGGTGAAGCTGAAAGGCTGGTTCCCCTCCAGACATCAACTCTAAGTAGTACCGGACCGCTTCAATACGGACCATTGGATCATTTGTGTTTGCCGGATCAATGTCAACGCCTAAATCCTGAAGCTCTTTAAACACAGTTACTTCGTTGGTTTCAGCTCGTTTGTTCCCCGCCGGGTCACCAATCCATGTAATTTTTGATTTTTTCGTATAGTTCTCAAGAATAAAGGGTTTAATGGCGAAGTTATAAAACTGATTTATCCCCATCCCAGTGCTCACAAGCTCATTAAGGATATTCACTTTACCCTTAGGAGTTATTTGTGCAAACACAACTGCTGGCGTGAGCCCAAAATCCAGTCCAGCATAAAGAGGCTCATC